GCCAAAGAGTTCTTTGTCAAAATTGGCAACTACACAGGAATCACAGAAGAGCAACTTCAAGTATTGCTTGCTGCTGAGGGGGTGGAGTTAGTTGAAAAGTCTGAGTATGTTGATGAGGCACAGACTACTCAGAAAGTTCAGCTGATTCAGCAGCAACTTCAACAGGTCGGTCCGCAGTTATCAGAACAGCAACGGCAGGCATTACTGTCTGAGATGAATCGACCTGTCTTTTTATACGATGTCAAAGTCTCAGTAACCAGGGAACGTGGTAAAATCTACGTTGATCCGGTTGCTCCAGAAGACTTCAGAGTAAATGCCAATCACAACTCTATAAACTTGTCCAATGCGCGCTTTACTGCACATATGATGCAGAAAACTGTCAGCGAGTTGATCAAGTATTATGGTGTGACCAAGGCTCAGGCAGACACCTTTCCTGACAGCTCAACTGATTATGACAAGGAATACAGATTTTCTCTGCAGAATGAGACAATCACTGAGTCTGATTCTGCTGATGAGTCACAAGCTCTGAAGGATGTGGCAGAGTGTTTCATGGAAATCGATGTGGATAACACAGGCATTTCCAAGAAAATGAAGATCACCGTCATTACAGATGGTGATGTGCCAACTGATATTATTGGGATGGATGAAATCGAGGATTATCCTTGGGTTTCTACCACTGCATTCCTGATGTCCCACAAGTTCATGGGTTTGTCTATCTTTGATCGTCTTAAGCAATTGCAGGACCAGAAAACTGCTATCTGGCGTAACATTCTGGACAACATGTATCTCCAGAATAACCAGCGCACTGCTGTTGTTGAGAACCAGGTAAACATTGATGACCTGCTGATCTCGCGCCCAGGCGGAATAGTGCGTGTCAAGCGTCTTGATGCCATCATGCCTATTGCTACACCCCCGCTTGGGCAAGAATCTTACAACATGCTTGAGTATCTTGACCGTGTTCGAGCAGGGCGCACAGGCGTAGATCCAGACGGGAATGCTACCCCAACCAGTATTGGTGACAGAGTTGGATCAGAAGGTGTTGATCGCCTTCTTAATGCCAAGGAAGAACTTGTTGGCCTGATTGTCAGGGTCATCGCTGAAACAGGCGTTAAGCCGCTTTGTGTTAAGATACGTGATCTGGCTATGCGGCATATTGATGCTGTTGTAGACTTCAGATTCCGTGGCGTATGGCAAAAGATTCAGCCTAGTGCTTGGTGTGATAGAACCAGCTCTACTGTTCGTGTAGGTACTGGCTCAGGGAATCAGGCAGCCAAGATTGCAGCAATTACCCAGGTTCTTGCTATTCAGGAAAAGATACTGGCTAACCCTAGTCAAACACTGTTGTCTCCAAAGAATGTATTTACAGCAATTGATGACTTTTGTAAGTTCTCTGGTCTTAATGGTGCTTCCCGATATTTCATGGATCCTGAGTCTCCTGAAGGACAACAGATGGCCCAGAGTGTCCAGCAAATGACTGCTATGAACAACCAGAAGCAAGAAGAGATTCAGCAAGTCATGCTTAAATCTGAACTTGCTATCTCGCAGGCAGAAGTTACAAAAGCCAACTCTCAGCTTGAATCAATCAAGTATAAAGCCATGGCAGAGGATGCCAAACTTAAACTTGATCGCACTAATTTTATTCACAATGCTGAGCTTGATTCTCTTAAACAGCAGCTTGAAGAAGCCAAGGCTGTGGCAGAGAGGTATGGCAAAGATGCTGAATTGCAGTTCAAGTATGACAATATGAACACTCTTGCTGCTATTGAATTGACGCGCATCGAAGCGGAAAAGGCAGCTCAAGAGAATGAAAATTACATGGCTAATAAAGCAACGGTGAACTCATGAACGACGCAAAGATTGAAAAGCTTGAACTTGAAGTAGAGCTTGGCCAAAAGGCGCAGCGTAGTTACAATGATTTCATCAAAAGCTTTATTGAAGACAAGAGAAAGGATTTGTTTCAATTTTTCTGTGAGATAAGTGTCAGCGAACCTGAAAAGCTCCTGGAAGTCAAGAGACTGTATATGGTACTTGAGTCATTGGAGCATGAGGTGCTGGCCATTATTAACACAGGTAAACTGGCAGCTAAAACATTGGAAGGTGTGTAATGGGTAAACTAGAAAGTCCTCAAGTCAATGCAGTAGCAACTCCCACGCGGAAGCCTGATGCATTGGAAGAGATTGGGGCATTGCTTAATCCTGTTGAACCAGAGCAGGATGACGAAGAAGTTGGTGTGGAAACCGAAGAAACTGAGACTGCCGAAGACGAGCAAACCAGCGAGTCTAACGAGCAAGAATCATCTGAGGAAGAATCCAGCCCTTCTTGGGAATCTGTACTTGGAATTAAAGAGGAACAACTCAGCTTTGATGATGATGGTAACCTCAAAGGGGTTAATGTCAAAATTAATGGAGAAGTCTCTACAGTAAAGGTACAGGATCTTATTGCTGGGTATCAAATTAACAAAGCTTTGACGCAGAAGCAGCAAGCATTTGCAGAAGAGCGCAAAGCGTTTGAGGCCCAAGCAAAGAGTTTGGAACAAGTCTACAAGACAAAACTTGATAATGCAGAGGTGTTTCTCAACTATCTTACCTCTAAGACTGTTTCTGAGTTTGAAGCTATTGACTGGAACAAATTGCGTACTGAGAACCCTGCAGAGTATGCTGCAGCAAGGCAGGATTACGCAGCAAGAGCCCAGGAACTGCAGCAAGCTCAAGAAGCTATGGCGCAAGAGCGTGAACAGTTGGGAAGGCAAGAGGCTGAGAAGATGACTCTCGCTCATCGAGAGCATTTGAAACAGCAGCGAGAAAAGATGCTTATGAACAACCCTACTTGGAATGATCCAGAAGTGTTCAAAAAGGACATGACTGGAATGAAGTCATTCTTGAGTGATAAGTATGGGTTCACAGACGCTGATTTCGCTCAAGTATCTGATGCTCGTTTGATTGAGCTTATCAAGGATGCCAAGAGGTATAATGACGGTGCTTCTGTCGCCAAGAAGAAAGTATCTGTCCCAGTTCCGAACTTTCAGAAGAGTGTTGGCAGAGTTGCAAAACCTGTCTCAAAATTGGCAAAATTGACTAAACAGGCAAAACGTGCCACTGGAGCAAACAAACGAGATGCCCAGGCGGCTGCAATAACTGAACTTCTTACAGGTGGTTTATAATGGCTTCGACAAATTTGGATGCTGCAGATCTTAAAGGTGTAACAAAAGGTGGTCTTATTCGTGAAGATGTAATGGATAAGATCTGGGATATTTCTAAGATCCCGCTCCCATTCACTGACATGGTTGGCTCTACCAGTACCAAAAACTCTTACAAGGAGTGGACGACTGATGAACTGGCCGCACCGGATGTTGCAAACGCTGTCATTGACGGTGCAGATGCCTCTGGTAATGACACGGCTACTGGTCATCGTGTTGGCAACCATTGCCAAATTTCTGACAAGATTGTGCGGGTGTCATACCGTGCTGATGCTTCTGATCTTATTGGTCGTACTAAGGAGCTTGCTTACCAACTTATGCGCCGCCAGCAAGAGCTGAAGCGTGACGTTGAAGCAATTGCTCTTTACAACCAGGCCTCGGTTGCAGACAACGGGAGCAACACTGCTGGTAAGGCTGGTGGCCTTCCCTCTTGGATTGAAACCACGCATATCAATGGTACTGCTGGTGGATTCAACCTCAGCACTGGTCTTACCGTTGCTCGCACTCCAGATGCTGCAGCAGTAGCTATTACTGAGGATAACATCCGCGATGCCGTAGAATCCATCTACAATGAAGGTGGAGATCCTACCAAGCTGATGACTGTTCCTGCGATTATTCGCAAGATATCTGAGTACCTGTTCACCGCTTCCGCTCGTGTTGCTACCATCATGAGTGACCAGGGCAAGAGCAGGGAATCAGCAGCTGCGCTTGGTTCTGTGAACGTCTTTGTAACGGACTTTGGAACTCTCACCATGGTTCCGAACCGTCTGCAACAGACTTACACTGCGACCACTACCGCAGCTGATGTCTTCATCCTTGATCCTGAGTACATCTCTCTGTGCTACCTGCAGGGTTATCGTACGGATGTTCTGGCCAAGACTGGTCTTGCAGAGAATCGTCAGATGTCTGTCGATTGGACGCTGGTTGTTAATACCGAGAAAGCCCATGGCATTATCGGTAACATCAGCACCACTGCTGCGATGACTGCATCTTGAGCGGAAGGGTGGTTATGGACACTGTAATAAAGTCTGAGATACTCTTTGACGAGAGTGCTGAGAAACTTATACACCGTACCACCCAGCCAACTGAGAGCATCATCCTTGACAGGAACAGCGAACTGCGTAAGAACCCAGGTGCCATACGGGACCTGGGTGACAAGGCAAGAGGTGGCACTTGGGGAAGGCAGATAGCATGTATCCCATTCATATTGTTTGAAAAAGCAATACGTGATGGGTATCAGCTTAATGCTAAAGACTCCAAGTTTGCCGCTTCTGAAATGCATAGATTTTTGATGTCTCCTGAAGGCAAGACCTGTTTAGTGAGGGACTGAGTATGGCTGGCAAGATCGCGGAAATTCGTATCGCACGGTGTGTTTGTGATGGCAGAGAGGCTCATGCAGCCAGTTGGCCAGATCCTGCTGTTAACCCATTTGGGACAACTGCTTCCCAACTTCTGATGCCAGAGAATATTGCATGGCGCGCAGGTCATGATGCATATGATGGCGCAGGTGTAGTTGGGCCTAGGGATGCATGCGCCATTCCTCCAAAGACGTTGGCATAATGTATGCCATTTGTAATGTTGCGTGGCGGCACTGCCAAAGGGCCAGTTGCATATAAAACTGGCCGCAAGTACATCAAAACTAATAGCAACTTCATTAAGTCTCAATCTGTGTCTCCGTCTGAGCCTGAGCCTGAAGTTAATGCAAATTTCTTCGATCTTGAGACGCCTGAGGGTGATGCAAATTTTGCTGATCTTGAAGTAGAGGGCAATTCATGAACGATATTAGAGTTGAGGCACTAAAGCTCATCAAGAAACATGAAGGACTTAAGCTGTATCCGTATAAGTGTACTTCTGGAGCAAATACCATAGGTTATGGACATAACCTGGATGCCTTACCTCTACCTGTTGAGAAGAGCGAACTGGACAAATTCGGCATAACCAAGGCAGAGGCTCAGAGGATTCTTGAACAGGACTTTGATCGATGCCATGAAGAATTGACTCAGCTGCCTTGGTTCAATAGCCTATCGCCAGTCCGCCAGATTGTCATGCTTGACATGTGTTATAACCTTGGGATTGTAAGGATGGGAAGATTCAGGAAGATGATTGCAGCTATCAAGATAGGTGATTATGAAAGGGCTGCAAATGAGATGATTGATAGTGTTTGGGCTGAGCAAGTAAAGTCCAGAGCAATAACTCTTGCTAAGATGATGGCAGAGGATAGGTTATGAATTACAATGAGATAGTTGCACTGGCCTTAAGTTATGCTGACAGAACAGACGCGGAAGTTGCTAACCGAGTGGATGATTTCCTGCGTGTTGTCGAGTCAAGAATCAACCGTGTTCTGAAGACAATGGATATGTCTACAAGAACAACAACAATTACTATAACCGACAAAGAGTATTACACTCTGCCTGATGATTTTGCAGGCATGAGAGACATTGAAATACGAGAGGCAGCTTCATCTTATAAGACAACTCTTCAGTATCTCAACCCAGAGCAACTGAACAACATATCTGGTCTTGATGGGCTCAAGAGTGTATATTACACCATAGTTGCCAACCAGATTCAGATCATGCCGATTCAAGCAGCAGGGAAAATAATTGAGCTGATCTACTACCGCAAATTGATTCCGTTGAGTACCACTTTCCCTGAGAACTGGCTATCTCTTGGGAATCCAGATGCCTATGTTTTTGGTCTGCTGACTGAGATCCATGCATTTCTAAAGGATAAAGAATCTATTGCCCTTTGGGATACTAGGTTCAAGGAAGTTCTGGCAGACATCCACACCAATGATTCTATGAGCCGTTGGTCAGGTACTCCATTGCGCATAAGGTCTGAATGATATGAGCTTCTGGGCAAAGTTGTTTGGTGGCGCTGATCTAGTTGAAAAGGCTGCTAATGGTCTTGATAAGCTAAATTTCAGCGATCAAGAGAAAGCTGTGCACTATCTGGAAGTGCTCAAGAACATCGAGCCATTTAAATTGGCTCAACGTTGGATTGCAGTCTTTGTGATTGTACCATACGTTCTAGTTTGGATCTTGTGTGCCTGCCTATTTGCAGGAGCTGCAATGGCTGATGTAGAGACAACTGCATCCCGCTTGATCCAAATCTCTGATATGTTAGCCTCTCGCAATAATGACAACCTAGGGTTCCCAGCAAGCCTGATCCTTGGTTTCTATTTTGCTGGCGGTGCCCTTGAAGGTATTGTGGCAAAATGGAAGAAGTAAATGAGTGAGAAAATACCAACTCAATCAGAGTTAGTGACCCTTGACCAGATACATGATACTGGCTATCGGTGTTATGGCGAGGCCGGGTTTGAGCACGCTATATCAAAGGTAATCCGTATGGAAATTGATGATGTTATGCTTCGATATATCCACATTTCTGAGGAAGAAGCTGCTGTTCTAAAGGCAGTTGTAAACAGAGAGGCAAGAGCCGCAGAAAGGTGGGAGAAAATTAAGGTTCACGTGTTTGGTGTAGGAATTGTTGCTATATTTGGGTGGATTGGTAAAATTTTTCTTGAGGCATTAATAGCATTAGCCAATAGAGGTCAACCGTGAAAAAGATATTTATCCTGTTATTGATTGCTCCAGTAGCATTTGCAGAAATTAACAAGCTCAGTTGGACTGCTCCAACAGAAAGAGTAGATGGAACTAAGTTAGCTCCTACCGAAATCAAGGAGTATGAGATTAGGTATGGCAGTTCTCCAGTTGAGCTGAAGTATACCAGTGTGGTTAAAACCAAAGAATTGAAAGCTCAGGTTACTGTTAGCAAGCCGGGGAAGTATTGTTATCAGGTAAGAACTATTGCTGATGTTGCATCAGATTGGTCCGGTGAAGTTTGTAAGACCATTGCTGCCAGCAAACCTAAAACCATCACATTGAAGGTTGAATAAAATGATTAGGTTTCTTTTGTTGTTATTGTTTCCGCTGGTGGCGAATGCCGCGACGACTTGGGAGCTGGACTGGGAAAATGCACTGTCAGCCGCCAACGTCAGGAATCCAACGGATGGGTATTGGTGGCACGGCAATTGTTTTGCCAAATCTTCCGGAGATTTGTTCAACAATGTTGAGTTATCAACAAAACATGTCCGCACTGGCAGCAAGTCTATCAGGATGTTTAGGCATTCCCTGTATCCGAATGTGCAAGGGCGCAACCCTTGCGAGTCTGCATTTCGAGACACCGACAGACACAGAAATCAGATAAGGATAGGACATGGGAAAGGAGATGGAACTTTTGACAATTGGGACATGGGCGCTGATCGGTGGTTTCGATTTTCGTTTTATTTGCCCTCTGACGAGGGCAACTTTAACGCATGGAACAGCGGAGAATACGCTTACAAGCGTATCATTATCGCCACCTGGATAGGTAGCGTCGGATCTGATTACGGTAGGGATTTTGCCTTTACTTTAACTGGTGGGCCACAAATGCTTGTTGACGGGTATTACAATACCGTCACTACCCCAGGGGCTGCCGAGATATATCAAGAGTTTGGTTGGATCAACCTGAAGAAAGACGCATGGAACGATGTGATTATTCGGCATCGCAGAAGCTGGCAGACAGCCGCAGAGAATCCAACAGGGCATGGCCTGCTTAAAGTTTGGATCAATTGCGCAAAATGGGACGCTTGTACTCCTGCAATAAATTATTCAGGCAGGACTGCCATGCGTAATAAAACTACAGGATGGTGGAAACTGGGCCCGTATGGTAATACGAGCACATGGGATCACCAGCATGTGATTTATTACGACACAATAAAACAGGGCATCGCAGACACCGAAACGGAAGCGCAGATGCTAGCGATCATGGCCGATGATTACAGCGGGCAAGGCACTGGTGGCGGTGGCGGAGGTGGAGGTGGCGGAACAGCTTCCGATCTGAATGTTAATGCAGGGGCCGCGATAGACTCTGAACAAGATCCGATTGAGTTTACCGTCACCGGCATGAATGACATCACAAATTGCACCATGAAAGGTCCGACAGACTCGACACCGCTTGCAGTCAAATGGGACTACGCTGGCTTGGCAAGCGGTAAGTTTGCTGGTGTCGATACTACAGACTGGGCGACATCTGGGACTGTCACTTGTTACGATGAGACGTTTATAGCAAATCCGGCGATCAATGCCATATCAATGAGCGTAACCAACACAACAACGCAAAATCGCGCAGATCTTGACAACTGGGGATATACGTCTGGACGAAGGATAAGTAAATCCAGCTCAGGAAATGGAAACGCATTTTGGACATACGGAAGTTCATACTCTGTGGTTGCCGGCGACAATGTACGTTTTGATACGACGTATAGCTGTAGTGGCGACAGTTGTAATTATGTGTATTTTGATATCCCAACGATGGCAGGAAGTAAAAGGATCAGAGTTGCTGGTACGGCTGGATCATTGGCCAGGTCAGCAACACCTGAGGCTGAGCATGGAACAAGTATTGTTGTACGCAATTACACAATGCCGGACGACACTTATAGAGTCGTAGTTTCTTGGGTATCGGATGGAGCTTATTCATACAAATTTACAGCGGGTTGGCTATCTGGATCTGCTGCAAATCTAACGATGGATTTGCACGAGGTTGTCATGCGTAAAAACTGGACGACGCGCATCATAAAAGATGACGTTACTTACTCAGTAGCAGACTCCACGGCACCGATACTGTCTAATTGCAGTGTGAACAATGTCAGGAACGGCGAAGGAAGCTATACCGCAACACTGTTATGTAATGCAGATGAGATTGGCGGCACCGACTACGCGATGATCACGACCAGCGCAACGGTTCCAAGCGTTGCGGATGTTAAAGCG